ATCAGCAAGAGCGTTACCTCGCTGGCGCGCTGCCTCGCGGTCCTCTTTCTTCCAGTCCATCATTAACGCGTTCTGCTCGCGTGACTGACGCGCACCCTTAACTGCCTCTGCGGTCCGGTAAACCTGGCCCAAGTCAATTCCAAAAGCATTAGCCATGATTAACCTCCCATCATGCTGTAAAGAAGATAGTTCTGCATACCCTGGTTTGCTGCCTGGGCATACCCCTGATAAGCCTGCGACTGTGCGTTACCCTGGTTAATGGCGTTTTGAGCAAGCGCATTGCCAGTTGCAATCGTACTCTGAGTGACATTGTTAGCCATGTTAGTTCGCGCATTGGCGTCTGCCTGGTTTGCTACCTGTCCAACATTTGACAATGATGCAAGCTGGTTGAAGTTCATGGCCTTGGCTCCTGCATTGCGAGCATAGGCATTTGCATACTCATTGCTGGCAAAATCTTGCCCAAATCGGGTAAGCGCCTTTTGCTGAGCTCCTGACTGAAGCTTTCCTCGCGCAGAAGCACTAGCGTCAAGCGCATTAACACCTTCTTGTAGCCTGAACCGATAACCAGGATCCGCTTCAAACTTAAAATTGCTTGGGTCAAACTCTCCTGAAGCAATACCTTCCTGAAGCTGACCAAGGGCCTGCGTACCAATCTCACGCCATGGGGCGTTATCTTCACGCTGCTGATCAAAAACCTCTCGCTGAAACTCAATGGTTTCGCGGTTAGCCTGGACCTGGGCATCACTGGCCTTTTGTGAGGCTTTTAACTGCGCTTTGCTTGACTGGTTTGCTGAGTATGCGCCAACAACGGCGCTTCCAACTACTGCTGCTGCAACAACTGACATGGCTCATTCTCCTGTTCGTTTGGTAGTGCTGCACGCTCGCCAGGCGGTAACTCCCGGAATTGAACCATGCTGAATACCGTTAAAATATCTTCAATGCCTTCAGGGCTTGTGGCATCCGTTTTATGCACAGTAATCCAGTGCGTATCTTCGTGAGCATATCCAGCACGCTTGCGGCCTGGTACACCTTCCATGATATTCACCCCTGTCAAACGCTTTACGCCATCAGGCGTTGCAACTGTAATGTCACCACTAAGCATAATATCCACATAACCAAACTTGTGAACGCGCCCTGTAAGTAGCGTGCCTTTTGGAATGGTTATCTCACGCGCATACATGCCATTTACAAAGCGGTGCTCAACTGGCATTTCAACCTGCTCATGCTCAAGCATGACTTCTTCCATTGCCTCAATTTTTTCGTTCACCTGCTCTGCCAATAGCTGGTGGACCTGCGCCGGCGTTAACTCATCCATTAAAAGACCTCCACGCCAGAAGCTGCCACTGCAACCTTGTTTTCCCCATTGGCATCAGTATTCATATAGAGCATATCACCTGATCGCATGGTAATGCCTTCAAGGCTGTATGCACTCCATGACTCATTAATATCAAGAAGTTTTGCCGGTAACACCTTATTTGTGTCATCAGGCGTGCCACCAGCTGGAACGATATGAGCCGTAACAGTAACAGCCTGAGCCGCTGTATTACCAAAAGTCACCTTGCTGATAATTGTTTTTTTGTTTGCCGGGCTTTGGTAAAGAATTTGCGCTGTTTGAGTTAGCGCTTGTGGCGCAATCATTTGAATGGGTACTGCCTGCATGGCGTTCTCCTTAAAGTTTCATTATCAATGCCAGCGCATAGTATGGCGGCAATGTATCAATAGTTTCATAATGTTGGTGGCCAGGATCAGATAGGGTTGCGCTAGTTAATGCGTTAACCCCAGTGCCTGGTGTACCAACCGGCTCAACTTCACTTGTTGCTGTGCTTACACTTGCGCCAGTGTTTGAACTGCCTGTATTTCCGGTAAACTGGCTGCTACCACCTGTATCACCTGGCGAATACGTTCCACCGGCACCAATAACAAACACATCAGTTAAATCAGGCGTTCCGTTTCTACCATCACAAAGAGCCCATCCATCGGGTATGCTTGCCACCGAACCTGACCACATTATGATCCCGCCAGAAGGCACCTTTGCGTCATCAGCACGTTTTACCTGATCAGGGTCAACACTTGTGCGCTGATTCATTATTGCCATCATCTGAGCAATGCTCGCGGCCTGCCCTGCCTGAGCAATACCAGAAGGCGTTGGCGGCTGGTGGATATATCGCTCACCAACTTCCTGTTCTGGTGGTTTTGGGTTTGGATACCGGCCACCAGTTAGTAACTTCAATATGAAGTCGTCATTGTCATCAGCTGCACCTGTTCTTTGCCACATTAAGTGAAGAAACTCGACAAGCACACGCGTTGGGTACCCATTGGCATCAACTACGGGAACATTTAGCGGTGGCTGACCTATTTGAACTCCTGACATTAAACCTCCATCCAGGCTGCAATTATCGCAACCGGCACAGGATCAGTAATGACAACACGCCACGTTCTTTGTCTAAACCGGCCAAGGCGATTCCATTTAACGCGTGTAAGGTATTGCCCAATCTTCCCTATTGGCGCCCAATGATCATTACTCCATGTGTTTCCGCCATCATCAGACCACTGAAGCATTGCCTGAGGATCGTCACCATGACCAGTTGGCAGTCCTATTCCGCTCTCCATATCTAACTCAAAGCTGTATGCGGTTATGCGATCTCTGCCAGCATGAGTAATTGCCGATTGAGCAACACGGCGAATTGCTAGGCCGTGATCTGTATTGGCATCCATGGCAAGCTCATAAACAAATGGTGCGCTAAAATCACCGACAAGGTTTCTTTCCTTCCAGTTAATACAGCAATTAGCAACATGGCGGCCATGCGTAACATGCTGTCTCTCATGCCACATACCGGTAGCAAAATCAAAAGACCAAGTAAGCTTTGCTGTTGGGAATGTGAGCATATAGAACACATGACCTTCCTCACTGTACCACCAGGCAAACGCATCATCTTTTCTTACCGCCTGGTCTATCGAGTATTCAACCGCGTGCGTGCTGATCCGTTGAGGCTGGTACCCAACGGCGGCATAAACAATACCGTCATCACCAAGCCATACCATCTGACCATTAACCTTAATAATTGATTGTGGCGCCAGCGTACCGCGCTCTATAAATGCACCCTGCATACGGTCAAAGGCAAAATCAACATTCCCACTGTTGTACCAAATCTCAATTGATTTCTTACCAAACACCCAAAGCTCACGGTAATTACTGATAACTGCAACGGTGTCGTCTGGCGCACCTTCAGCTGTAGCAAACGCCAAAGGATCAAACTCTGTTGATAAAAGCTTGCTTGTAAAAAACTGCCCTGTTCCTGCCCTGTTGAATATGAAGTATCCATCCTGGAAGGTAACAGTGTTTGCCGAGTACCACCCATCACCAACAATCTTTTCTACGCTACCTCCATCAGTCCACTTCCAGCCTTGGTACCCATCTACAAAGACAAGATCAAAGCCATTATCAGCAATACTGACTCTACCTGCAGGCGCGCAGTCTCCAAGGCGCTCAAGCTGATAAGTCCCTGTCATCCGGTAAAGCGACTTCTTAGTTACTATGAATAACTGCTCATTCATCACATGAAGCCCGAACACAGGACCCTGATCTATTTCACAGAAACGCGAAAGCCCTGGCGTACCGTAAAGCACTGCCTGGGCTTTTGCTGAAGGTGGCTGCTGCTCAGCAAACAGATTTATAAGGCGCTCTGTATTTGTCGCCTTGCTTCGGCCCTCATTGGTGCCTACTGCAAAAAGTACAGGTTGCTTCATAGTGGTCCATGGTTAATGTCATACCCGTTCTTGCGTATCAATCCTGAGTCAACCTCCACAGTACCCATGCGCGTTTTGCTATTGGTGCGCTTCAGTACCATGATTGCCTGGCGATAACCGGCCGCAACTGCAGCTGAAATTTCAACGCCATACTCTGGCGCAAGCTCAATAGCAAGACCAAGACGAATAGCTTTGTCATAACCTGGCGGGAACTGCACAGACTCAGTAAGATCCGGTAACTCGGTGATAGGCTTGGTCGTGACCAACTTCAGTATATCTCCAGACGTTGGAATGCAGCTGAGCTCAATTCGGCCAAGCGGATATTCAGGTTCGTAGTAAACGTAATCGGGCGTATTTACCACTGTATCCTTCAGGCTAATGCTGGCCCAAAGGTTAAGACTGGCAATACTTACCGGCGTTTCTAAGTTACCGGCGTCACGAATACGCACGTTTTCAATGGTAGTGGGGCGCACTGTGTCAAAGTCACCGCCAGGACCAATGGTGTAGGTTCTCTTGCTGCTCAGCGTGAATGACTCATGCGTTAATGCAGGAACAAGCAAGCCCTCATTACTCCAACTGTCCAGCATCTGCTTGGCATATTGGAGTGCATCTTGTGCTTCTGAAGGCTTCGCCTGCTCACCACTGGCAAGCACGCCGATAGTGCGCAATGCACCATCAATCAGTTGCTTGGTCGTTGCCATTCAGCTTCTCCTGGATCTTGGCAATCAAGGTTTC